AGGCGGCTTTATAGCCGCTATTTTTGGCGGATGGGACTCTGCACTGGTGACGCTGCTCATCTTTATGGGTGTGGATTTCCTGACAGGTCTTGTCACTGCTGCAATGGGCAAAAGCAAGAAGTCTGCATCCGGTAGATTGAGTAGTTCGGCAGGCTGGATTGGTCTGCTGAAAAAGTTCTGTGTTCTGCTGCTGATCGTGGTTGCTGTCAGAATTGATATTCTGCTTGGCACAACCTATGTCCGTGATGCTGTCTGCATTACATTCTGTGTCAATGAGCTGCTTTCGATTCTGGAGAACACCAGTTTGATGGGCATTCCTATCTGCCGGCTTTGAAAAATGCAATTGATGTACTGCAGGAAAAAGCCGGAAGAATGCAGGAAAATAACAAGGAGGAATCTAATCATGGCAATTCTGAAACCTGATAAAACAACAAACCTCGGCGGTGTCACCGTTAACGAGTATTTACTCACAAACCACAATCCTAATCACATCGATATGCCTTCCATTTCTATGGAGGGCAAAATTATTGGTGTTACTGTTCACAACACTGATTGGATTATAACTGCGGCAGGAACTACCCCTGCCGAACAGTACACCAGAGCAACTGTCAACGGCAATATGAACGATGTCAGAGTTCACTATTACGTTGACAACATATGCGCGTGGCAGAACCTGCCTTTAACACTTAGCGGCTGGCACGCTGCTGACGGAAGTGGCAACGGCAACCGTAGAACCATTGCCATTGAGTGCATTATGAGTTCTGCATACAATGACAAGGATAAAAAGTCCGAGGACAACTGTGCAAGACTTGCGGCGGCACTTCTTAATAAATACAAGCTGTCAATTGACTGTCTTTATACTCACAATCACTGGTACAGCAGAAAATATTGTCCTGCATACATACTCCCTCACTGGGTGGCATTCAAAGCAAAGGTACAGGCATATATGAGTGCAGGTACTTCTGCACCTGTAACAACACAGCTTTATCGAGTACGCGAGACATGGGCTGACGCAAAAAGTCAGATCGGTGCATATTCTTCTTTGGAAAATGCAAAGAAAGCTTGTTTGGCAGGCTACAGTGTTTTTGACAATTCAGGCAAAGCAGTGTTCACAAAGTCTGCTGTTTGGAGCAAAGGACAGAAAGTGACCATTCGCGCCAATACGGCCTTGTTTGCAAGTGTGGAAACAATGGAAGTTTCTAAAAGAATCAGCGGTACTTATTACATTTATGACGGCGTTGCCTGTAAGAACGGCCGATATCGTATTACCACAAGAACTGATTATTGTGGCAAAACGCCTGCCGGACAGTATGTTACCGGATATGTTTCAGCAGACGATTTTTCGTAAGTCGATATAAAAAGCATCCTGTACCAGACAAGCTCTGGTGCAGGATTTTTTGGAGGTAACACATGAACACAGCACAAAAAGAACAGATCCGTCAGCATCGTATGGAAGGTGTGACCTATGAGAAAATTGCAGTGTGTCTGGGTTTATCTGTAAACACGGTCAAATCCTTTTGCCAGCGAAATCAGCTGGGCGGCAGAAAACAGCATACTTCCGCAAAACATACCTGCAAGCAGTGCGGAGTAGAAGTGAAACAGCTTTCGCATCGGAAAGAGAAAAAGTTTTGCTCTGACAAATGCCGTCTGACCTGGTGGAATTCTCATCCGGAAAAAATGCAGCATTGTTCTGCCCAAGCGTTGGTTTGTCCGGTGTGCGGAAATACTTTTTCAGCCTATTCCTGCAAAAACCGCAAATATTGTTCCCGTACCTGTTATGGAAAATCAAAAACAGGAGGTCTGTCATGAATGCTGAAAAATATCAAAACGTGATGATGTATCAAATCATGGTTTCCATTCTGAAAAGCTGGGTTCATGAGCATATCATTTCATCGGACGAGTACTGCAGAATGAATACAATTCTTGCCGAAAAATACGGCTTAAATTCGTGTAGTATATTCCTTGACTCCTCCGCAGTTCAGAGGTAATATGTCATCACGAAAGGAGGGGTATCATGGAACGAATGATACAACAGGTGCAGTTTCCGATACCGAAACAGCCAAAGCTGAAACGAGTTGCAGCTTATGCCAGAGTTTCCAACGGCAAAGACGCCATGCTGCATTCCTTGTCTGCACAGGTCAGTTATTACAGTGAATTGATACAGAATCATCACGGTTGGCTTTACTGCGGCGTATATGCTGATGAGGCACTGACCGGAACCAAAGTAAATCGTGAAAACTTTCAGAAAATGCTTGCAGAATGCCGTGCTGGAAAGTTGGATTTGATTCTGACAAAATCAATTTCCAGGTTTGCCAGAAATACAGTGACACTTCTGGAAACAGTCAGAGAGCTGAAGGATATGGGCGTGGATGTTTATTTTGAAGAGCAGAATATCCACACTATGAGTGCAGACAGTGAATTGATGCTGACGATTCTTGCAAGCTATGTACAGGAGGAAAGTCTGTCTGCCAGTGAAAATAAGAAATGGCAGATACGGAAAGATTTTGAGCAGGGCAAAATCGGTAGTATTACCATGCTGGGCTATCGGCGGAATGCAGATGGTGTCCTGGAAATTGAGCCGGATGAGGCTGAAATCGTCCGGATGATTTTTGTCGATTACTTATCTGGCATGGGACAGCGGAAAATTGCAAATAAACTCAATGAAATGGGCATTCCAACACGTCAGGGAAATCTGTGGACGAATCCGAGAATCCGTGAAATTCTGGTTAACGAAAAATATACTGGAAAGTTGATTTTGCAGAAATATTACCGTAACAATCATATTGAAAAGCGTAAAACCTTGAACCGAGGAGAATTAACAAAATATTGTCTGGAAGAAGCACATGAACCGATTATTGATATGGAAAACTTTCAGAAAGCACAGGAAATACTGGAACAAAGGCATTCACAATTTTACCACGAAGGTGCTACCACACGATATCCGCTTAGCGGTATGATTGTATGTGCTGCCTGCGGTAAAAATTATCAGCGAAAACTCTATTCACAGGGTGGAACATGGCTTTGTGCTACTTATGCAAGACGTGGGAAAAAATACTGTCCGACTGCAAAGCAAATTCCAGAAAAGATTCTTTTGCATTTAGTCTGCGAAGTTCTGCAACTGAAAGAATTTGATGAGTATGCTCTAAAGGATAATATTCTTCGTATTGTGGTCACCAAACCGTATGAATTACAGTTCATATTTCATGATGGCTCATCCGTCTTGAAAAACTGGCAGCACACTTCCCGAAGTGAAAGCTGGACGGATGAAATGAAACAAACCGCAAGCGAAAGGAGCAAACGATGGAACGAAGAGTCACAGTAATCCCGCCAACTCTAAACTTGCAAACGCATCAGTCGAAAATACAGATAACCAAACGCAGAGTTGCAGGCTATGCCAGAGTTTCCACGGATTCTGAAGAGCAGCAGACTTCCTATGCGGCACAGGTAGATTATTACACTAATTACATCAAAAGTCGGGATGACTGGGAGTTCGTAAAGGTATATACAGATGAAGGCATCAGTGCGACTAATACGAAACACCGTGATGGTTTCAACCAGATGATTTCCGATGCTCTGGACGGAAAAATTGATTTGATTGTAACAAAGAGCGTGAGCCGATTTGCCAGAAATACGGTGGATTCTCTTACGACGGTGCGAAAGCTTAAAGAAAAAGGCATAGAAGTCTATTTTCAAAAGGAGAACATTTATACACTGGACAGTAAGGGTGAACTTCTCATTACAATCATGTCCTCTCTGGCACAAGAGGAATCCCGTTCTATCTCCGAAAATGTAACATGGGGGCAACGGAAGCGATTTGCTGATGGTAAAGTTAGTCTGCCGTATAAGATATTCCTGGACTATAAAAGAGGAGAGAACGATATGCCGGAGGTGGTGTCAGAGGAAGCTGAAATTGTACGTCTGATTTACCGCAGTTTCATGGAAGGTATGACCCCTTGCAAAATTGCCAAAACGCTGACTGATAAGAAAATCCCTACTCCTGCGGGAAAGGAAAAGTGGCAGTCATCCACCATTGAAAGCATTCTGACCAATGAGAAATACAAGTGTGTAGCATTGCTCCAGAAGAAATTTACTGTGGATTTTCTCACAAAGAAAACCAAGATAAATGAAGGTGAAGTTCCGCAGTATTATATGAGCACAGCCACGAAGCCATTATTCCGCCGGATGAATTTGAACTGGTGCAGGCAGAATTCCTGCGCAGAAAAGCACTGGGAAAGCAGTACAACAGCAAGAGTATTTTTGCGGCGAGAATTATCTGCGGTGACTGCGGCAACTTTTATGGTTCAAAAGTATGGCACTCCACTTCAAAATATCGCCGTGTGATTTGGCGGTGCAATCATAAATTTGATGGTACGTGCCAGTGTGATACACCCCACTTATATGAGGATACGATCAAAGAAAAGTTCCTTTCTGCCTGCAATCAGCTGTTTGCAAATCGTTCTGAAATTCTGGAAAATTGCCGGATGATGCAGGAACTGTTGACAAATTGTTCAGAGTTAGACGAAAAGTGGAAAGCAGTCACACAGGAGATGGAGATCGTTGCGGAACTGACTCGGAAATACATCATGGAAAACAGTATGACAGTGAAGAATCAGGAGAAATATAACGCCCATTACAATGCATTGGTGGAACGGTATGAAAAGGCAAGAGCAAGGGCTGTATCCTTGCAGCAACAAAAGGAGGAGCGTCTTGCCAAGCGTGATCTGATTGGCGGATTTATGTCTGAGCTTGCACATCGAAAAGAACTGTTGACAGAGTTTGACGAGAAATTATGGATTGCATTGGTGGAACATGTGACAGTATTTCAGGATGGGAGACTGTTTTTTTGTTTCGGGACGGGACAGTGATTGAGGTATAGCATAAAATGATAAATCAGGCACTCTGCGTTGTTGCAGTGTGCTTTTTGTTGTATCTATTCATTTTCTACGGATTCTGCTGTTTTTTCGTTTCGTGTACTGTTCCAAATGGGATGTTGCGTCGGTGCATAAATGGAGTACAGCTTTAACGGCGAGTTACCAGTATTGATGATATTGTGCCATGTGCCAGCCGGGATGATTAATGATTTATGCGGAGTTCATCTCGGACAGGATTGCAAAACTGAGAACGGAGAAGAACATTTCTGTACGGGATATCATCTTGAGCTTAGGGCAAAGTCAAAGCTATATCAACAACATAGAAAACAAGAAAGCTCTGTCCTCTATGCAGATGTTCCTGTACATCTGTGAGTTTCTCAGTGTTGAACCTAAAGACATCTTTGAAGAAAATGTTATAAGTCCAAGTACATTAAATAAAGCTGTAGCAACAATCAAGTCACTTTCTCCCAAATATCTTGAATATAGATAGCTTTTGCAAAGAAAATGAAATAAGCGACTCAGCATGAAGTTGCATTTTCTATATTTTGGAAGATTACTAGTGGAAAATGCATAAAAAAGTCTGTCAAACAATTGACTGATTGTGCAAAATGTGCTATAATACTATGGATATTACCTCGCTATAAGTGTAGGTTCAATGAGGTGTAATACAATGGCTAAAAAGAACAATGCTAATATTGGCTTTGAAAAGCAGATTTGGGACGCTGCCTGCGTTTTGTGGGGACATATTCCTGCTGCTGAATATAGAAAAGTTATCGTGGGACTTATTTTCCTGCGTTACATATCAAGTGCATTTGAAAAACGTTATAACGAACTTGTGGCTGACGGTGACGGTTTTGAGAATGAACCTGATGCTTACCTAATGGACAACATTTTCTTTGTTCCTGAAAAGGCTCGTTGGTCAGTGGTGTCCGCTGCTGCACATACTCCTGAAATTGGCTCTGTAATTGACGATGCTATGAGGGCTATTGAGGACGAGAACAAAACCTTAAAAAATGTTCTGCCTAAGAATTACGCAAGTCCAGACCTTGACAAGCGTGTTCTCGGTGATGTAGTCGATTTGTTTACGAATATGGATATGACTGATACCGAAGATAGCAAGGATTTGCTTGGTCGCACCTACGAATACTGCATAGCTCAATTTGCGGCTTACGAGGGTGTAAAGGGCGGTGAGTTCTATACTCCGTCAAGTATCGTTAAGACGATAGTCGCCATTCTCAATCCGTTTGAAAACTGTCGTGTTTACGATCCATGCTGTGGTTCGGGCGGTATGTTTGTGCAAAGTGCAAAATTCATTCAAGCACATAGCGGTAACAGAGGCAATATTTCGGTTTACGGACAGGAGTCCAATGCTGATACTTGGAAAATGGCTAAAATGAATATGGCTATCCGTGGTATTGATGCTGACTTCGGACCGTATCACGCTGATACTTTCTTCAACGACCTGCATAAGACCTTGAAAGCGGACTTTATTATGGCAAATCCGCCGTTCAACCTCTCTAATTGGGGACAGGATAAACTCAAAGATGATATTCGTTGGAAATACGGCATTCCACCTGCGGGCAATGCCAACTATGCGTGGATCCAGCATATGATTCACCACCTTGCACCTAACGGCAAGATCGGTCTTGTGCTTGCGAACGGTGCGCTGTCAACTCAGTCAAGCGGTGAGGGCGAGATACGTAAGAATATCATTGAAGCAGACTTGGTTGAGGGTATCGTTGCTATGCCGACGCAGCTTTTTTACAGCGTAACTATCCCCGTGACGCTATGGTTCATCAGCAAGAATAAACGGCAGAAGGGCAAAACGCTGTTCATTGATGCCCGTAAAATGGGATATATGGTCGACCGCAAGCATCGTGACTTTACGGACGAAGATATTCAGAAGCTTGCGGATACTTTCAAGGCTTTTCAGAATGGCACGTTAGAGGAAGTCAAGGGATTTTCTGCTGTTGCCGATATTCAGGCTATCGCTGCACAAGATTACATCCTTACTCCGGGTCGATATGTAGGCATTGAGGAGCAAGAAGATGATGGCGAGCCGTTCGACGAGAAGATGAAACGTCTGACCTCTGAGCTTTCGGAGATGTTTGCAAAGTCGCACGAGCTTGAAAACGAGATCAGGGAGAAGCTGGGGGCGATTGGGTATGACATTTAATTTTAAAGAAATATATGAAACATTTGAAAAATCAAAAGAGATACATGATTTTAAAGAGTATCTCGATGAAATTCAAAAAAACAATGAAATATTATCTGCATGGCAATTTAATGTCCAAGAAGCTATAAAACAAATTTCTAAATTAACAGGAAAATATCGTGCTGAATTAAATTTTATAGCAAATTTTCAGAATAATGGAATGTATGTAACAAATCAAGTTGTTCGTAAAACCGATGAACAGATCAAAGGTGATTTACAGTATATAAATAGTCTTATTCCATTATTTGCTCTTGAAAGAAAAGCAATTACAAGTTATCTTAAACAGCAGACGCAAAGAGGTAATATAAATGGTTGAGAGGAAATATTGTGCAATAGGTGATTTATGTGATGCTATTTCTGATACATACAAAAGAAATGATAAAGAGGTTATTTTAATAAATACTTCTGATGTTTTAGAGGGAGCAGTACTTAATCATACTCCTGTTGCAAATGAAAATCTCAAGGGACAGTTTAAAAAAACTTTTAAGCGTGATGATATTCTTTATTCTGAAATTCGTCCAGCAAATAAGAGATTTGCATATATCAACTTTGATTATACTAAAAGTTATATTGCTTCGACAAAGTTAATGGTGCTGAGACCTCGAAAAGATATTGTATTACCTCGTTTTTTGTATGCTGTTCTCAAATCTCAAGCGGTAATTGACGAATTACAGCATTTAGCAGAAACAAGGTCGGGGACTTTTCCGCAAATTACATTTTCATCAGAATTAGCACCAATGCGTATTATGTTGCCTGATTTTAAAACACAACAGCAAATTGTAAGCATTCTCTCGGCATTTGACGACAAAATCGAGCTGAACAATAAGATAAATGAAAATTTAGAACAGCAGGCGCATGCTCTGTTCAAGGAGTGGTTTGTGGATTTTGAGCCGTTTGGTGGGGTTATGCCCGAAGATTGGAACGAAACAACTCTTGGGGCAATAGCAACGATTAGTACAAAGAACGTAAATCCAACAAAAAATCCTGATTTATACTTAGAACATTATAGTATTCCGGCGTTTGATGAACAGCACTATCCCGTATTTGAGTACGCAAGAGAGATAAAAAGCAACAAGTACACGCTTACCTCTAATTCTGTAATGATCTCAAAGTTAAACCCTGATACAAAAAGAATTTGGCGTCCTCTTTGCTTATCTGAAAATCCGGTATGTTCTACTGAATTCATTGTTTATGAAGCGATTAAGCCTAAACACAAGGACTATCTCTATTCACTGATTGATAGTCAAGCATTTTCAGACTACTTATGCGCCCATACAACAGGCTCAACGAACAGCAGACAGCGAGCTACGCCTAAAACAACACTGGATTTTCCTTGCTTATTGCCTACTGAGGACATAATAGCTCGTTTTTGTGGCATTATCACTCCAATGCATGAACAGATAGCAGCAGGAATAGTCGAAAATCAACGCCTTTCTGCCATACGTGACACCCTACTCCCTAAATTAATGAACGGCGAGATAGATGTATCAGCGGTCAAGATTTAGGCTACTTGCAAGCGTAAATTTTCATTTAGCAGTTAAAGAGTACTATAAAAAAGCAGGAAATGCTCAAAATATGATTAAATCTTTATCTGATTAAGTGTTATTAGTCAAAGGAGTTGATAAAATGCCTTACACCGAAGCAAGCTACGAAAACGCTATCATACAGCTTTTAGAAGAAATGGGCTACACCCACGCATACGGACCGGAAATTGACCGTGATTATAGGACACCGCTGTATATGGACGAGCTTACAGAAGCTCTGTACCGGCTCAATCCTACACTCCCCGATGATGCGATCAGCGATGTCCTTTACAAGCTGACAAACTTTGAAAACGGCGAGCTGGTGCAGAAAAATGCTGTGTTTATGGACTATCTGCAAAACGGTATTGAAGTCCGCTACACTGACATTGGTGAGGAACGCTCTGCAATCTGCTACCTTGTGGACTATGCGAATACGAACAACAACTCCTTTATTGCGGCAAATCAATGGACGTTCATAGAGAATGATGAGAAGCGCCCCGATGTACTGTTGTTCATCAACGGTCTGCCTGTAGTGCTTATGGAACTGAAGTCTCCGTCCCGTGAGGAAACAGACGCTTCAGAAGCTTATACGCAGATTCGTAACTATATGCACTCTATTCCCTCAATGTTCATTTACAATGCGATTTGCGTTATGAGTGACCTCTCGGAAAACCGTGCAGGTACTATCACTTCGGGCGAAGATCGCTATATGGAATGGAAAACGAAGGACGGTAGTTACGAAAATACACAATTTGCTCAGTTTGATACATTCTTTGAGGGTATCTTTCAGAAAGACCGTCTGCTCGATATTCTGAAAAACTTTATTCTTTTCTCCAATGAGGGACTGACAAGCTATAAGATACTTGCCGGCTATCATCAGTATTTCGCCGTTCGAAAGGCTATTGAGTCTACGAAAAAGGCTACTGTTACCGACGGTAAGGGCGGTGTGTTCTGGCATACGCAGGGTTCTGGCAAGTCGCTGTCAATGGTGTTCTATGCACATTTACTTCAATCTGCTATTGAAAGTCCTACTATCGTTGTTATCACGGACAGAAACGATCTTGACGATCAGCTCTATTCGCAGTTTGCGAAGTGTAAGGCTTTTCTCCGTCAAGAGCCTGTCCACGCTGAAAGCCGTGAACATCTGAAAACTCTGCTCGACGGTCGCAAGGCAAACGGCATTATTTTCACTACAATGCAGAAATTTGAGGAGTCGGGCGAGCCGCTGTCTGAAAGAAGAAATATCGTTGTTATGGCAGATGAAGCTCATAGGGGGCAGTACGGTCTGACCGAAAAAATCAAGATGACAAAAAATGAGGATGGCGAGCTTGTCGCCCGTAAAGTCATCGGTACGGCTCGTATTATCCGTGATACGCTTCCGAACGCTACATATATCGGCTTTACGGGTACTCCTATATCAAGAGAGGACAGAAACACCCGTGAGGTATTTGGTGACTATATCGACATTTATGACATGACGCAGGCAGTCGAGGACGGTGCTACTCGTCCTGTTTACTATGAGAGCCGTGTTATGAAACTCAAGCTCGATGAAAGCACCTTGAAGCTGATAGATACTGAATACGATATCATGGCGCAGAATGCCGATCCTGATGTGATAGAACGCAGTAAGCGTGAGCTTGGACAAATGGAAGCGATCCTCGGTCACGATGATACCATAAAATCTCTTGTTGACGATATTCTGGATCATTACGAGAATTACCGAGAGAACCTCCAGACAGGTAAGGCAATGATAGTTGCGTATTCAAGAGCTATCGCTATGAAGATATACAAGCGTATCCTCGATATTCGCCCAGGCTGGGAGGAAAAGGTCGCTGTTGTTATGACGGCTTCAAACAAAGATCCAGAGGAATGGCATAGTATTATCGGCAACAAACGGCATAAAGAGGAGCTTGCAAAGAAATTCAAGGATAACAACAGTCCGTTGAAGATAGCTATCGTGGTCGATATGTGGCTGACAGGCTTTGATGTACCATCCCTTGCCACGATGTATGTCTATAAGCCGATGATGGGATATAATTTAATGCAGGCTATCGCCCGTGTTAATAGAGTATTTCGTGACAAAGAAGGCGGACTTGTCGTTGATTATGTCGGCATAGCAGGAGCATTAAAGCAGGCTATGAACGATTATACCGTCCGTGATAAGAAGAATTACGGTAACACTGATATTGCAAAGGTAGCATATCCAAAATTTCAGGAGAAACTGTCTATCTGCCGTGAACTGCTGCACAAATATGATTATTCTGCATTTTTCAGCGGTAATGAGCTGACAGCAGGCAGAACTATAACTGGTGCGGTAAACTTTCTTATGGACAGAAATAGGGAGAAAGATAGAGAAAGCTATACCAAAGAAGCCTTGCTTTTGAAACAAGCACTTTCGCTGTGTTCTTCTATTGCAGAAGAATCTGAACGTACCGAAGCCGCTTTCTTTGAAGCGGTGCGTGTCCTGCTAATGCGAATCCTTCAAGGTAGCGGCAAAAAGCTATCGCTCCCCGAAATCAATGCTAAGATCAACGAGCTTTTGAAGCAGAGTATCAAGAGTGACGGCGTTATCAATCTTTTCTCGGACAAGGAACAGAACTTCTCGCTGTTCGATCCGAAATTCTTAGAGGATATCTCCCGAATGAAAGAAAAGAACCTAGCTGTCGAGCTGCTGAAAAGGCTGATTGCAGAACAAGTGCATATCTATAAGCGCACAAACCTTGTAAAATCTGAGAAATTCAGCGAAATAATGCAGAGCGCCATGAATCGTTATCTGAATGGTATGCTCACCAACGAAGAAGTTATACAGGAGATGCTGAACCTTGCAAAGCAGATCAGAGAAGCCAAAGAAGTAGGAGAAGAACTTGGTCTGACCGCCGATGAGCTTGCTTTTTACGATGCACTCACAAAGCCTCAGGCTATAAAGGACTTCTACGAGAATGAGGAACTAATCGCTATTACCAAAGAGCTTACTGAAAAACTCCGCAAAAATCGCACTATAGACTGGCAGAAGCGTGACAGCGCAAGAGCCAAAATGCGTATGATGATACGCAAGCTGCTGAAAGATCATCGCTATCCTCCAGAGGGAATGGATGATGCAGTCACTACCGTTATGAGCCAGTGTGAGCTGTGGGCAGATAATATTATGAGCGTTTGATGTGTCAGATCGTAGTCATATGGCATATTTAAAATCCATACCAAATAAGTTCAGAATAGTATTATGGCAAATATCACAATCAGAAGGTGCTTTTTTCATCAGTTAAAATTTTGATTGGCAGGCTCGGAAGAATCTTGCCTTTACACAATCACGGGTATAAGTAGACTTGCTCTTATAGCTAAACTGTCGGTACTTGTCCCTAATGTCCTCCAACTCGGTATCGGTGAAACGGATATTGATATCATCATATAGAATAACGGTATTTTACAAAGAGTATAGATTGTAGGAGAGAAATTTCATATATCTTGCGACTTCTCAAAAAGGGTGCATTTGCACCCTTTTACATATCCGAATTGCATAGGGTGCATTGTATCATTTGTGCGGTTATTAGCCAAGAAAGCTGTGTAAATATGCTGAAAATGGCGTGTTTACGCAGCTTTTCATTTTGGATAAATTAAAATAAAATAATAAAAACGACTTTTTATGTCGTAGTAGTGTCGTAGTAAAAACAGGTCAAGTGAGTTTTTTTAAATCATTGAGGAAGATTTTGCTAAAAGCGTCATATGGTCAGTTGACTGATTGTGAAAAATATAGTATAATAAACCCGATGAACAGGTAATCTACTCGACAAATATTAATTTGCATAAGGTGGAGAACAAAAACAGTGGTTAAACAATTAAATGAAGAACAATACCTTAGTACAATGGGAAACAAAATGAATAATGTAACAGAGTGTGCAGAACCATTGGTAAATATTTGGAACTATGCAAAGCAGTTATTAAAAAATAATTTGATTTCAGAGTATGGGTTCTCTAAAAAATATGTGGAAGCAGTTTATGAAAATACTGAACGCACGTACCAACATATTTTACTCTTTACCAACCAGAAAAACTTCTATGCTGTAATTGTTGTTGACATAGTTCATAAAATTATCTTAGGTCATTACATTCTTGATTTGAATGAAAAGTATGGATTGATATAGATGAATCTGTTTATAACTTCCAGCTGTCTAGATGTAAATTCCAAGTTTGTAGAAATCAGCAACCCCCAAGTTGTAGAGAAGGTAAATTCTTATTTCTTGGGCTAAAGAAGGTGAAAATCCTAATCCGATTGAGATGGGAGCTTTTATAAATGGTTGGCAGCAAGAATATTGGATTGCTCATTGTGACGATTATTGTGCTTTTGTTGGATATGTTGGGTGGAAAGAATTAGTTGAAATGGGTATAGATAATGAAATTGAAAAGAATTACAATCAAGAACTAAATGGTTTTGAATTAAAAGATGTGAAGGAATGTATGTATAATGAAGGCAGTATGCAAGGTTATCTTTTTAAATGTTTGCATTGTGGAGAACATTTTTTATATGTAGATTGTGATTGAATAAAAATTTCTATTTTCGTAATGGAGGCGAAGGGACATAATTGTTTCATTTGATTTGGATGATACTTTGTTTGTATCTCCACCAGAATTTCAGACAGAAAATGAATTAACGTTTCCATGGAAAATGATTTACAAAGAAAGATTACGTTTAGGAACGATAGAACTTTTTAGGAAACTTCAATCTGAAGGAATTGAGACCTGGATATATACAACTTCTTTTAGAACAGAAAAATATATTAGGCATCTGTTTGGTCATTATGGAATAAAAGTTGATCAGATTATAAATGGTAGTAGACATAAGAAAGAAGTACAAGCGGGGAAGAAAGAACCAATGCCTTCAAAGTATCCAGCAAAATATAGAATTGATTTGCATATAGATGATGATCCGAGCGTAATGCAAAATGGAAAAGTATATGGATTTAAAGTTTTCCTTGTTGGTCCACCAGATAATGAGTGGGGGGACAAAATATTGCAGGAGGCAATGCGTATTAAATGTATAATGAACAAATAAAAATGATTGAACGTTCAGCCAAATTGATATTTGGCGGGGAAAGGCGAGAAAAATACATATCAAAAATGTCAAATTCTAAACATTGACCAAGAACTTTGGTAAACAAGAAATTAACATTTGCAGAAGGTGGAGAACAGAAATAGTGCTTAAGGAGGTCAAACGAATATGAAAAAATTTATATTAACTATTCCGGGAATCCTTTTGTCTGTGTTCGGAGGCGGAATGTTTATTTGTTGTTTGTTCGGTGCGATTGAAGATGAATTTCAACCGATTCATGTATATCTTTCCCTGTTCTTTTCCTTTGGTGTAATTTTAGCCTTGGGAATTGTAATGATATATCTTGGTCATAAAAAGAATATGAAATCAAAAGAGGGTGCTGACTACAATCATACGCCTGTTCAAACGCCGGACAAGAAAACTGTGAAAATACTTTTACAGGAGTTACAGAAGCGAACTAGTCAGGATTCAATCAAAATTCAGATAGAGGAAAACAGAAAACCAACGCTTTTTGGAAGTAAAATAGGTGGTATCCCTTATTGGGATAAGAAGAGAGAATATCCGAAGGATTCTGATGGAAGCAAGCTGATGTTGCTGGCACAGATGAATCTGAATGAGCTTCCTGAAAATCAGATGCTTCCAAGGACAGGCATACTGCAATTTTTTATACTGTGTGACAGAAACTATGGCATGGCTATTCAGGAAAGCGGCTATCCAAATAATACATATCAGGTGGTATATCACGAAAAAATAGATGAAAGTATTACAGAAGCGGATGTGCTTTCTATTGGAATAAAAACAACCGGAGATTTGGAAAAAGAGAATAAGAGCGTAAACCAACAGGATAGCAACTGTTTTCCTGTACGGGGAGAATATGCAGTTTCTTTCAAGATGGAAAAAGCATATATGAATGATTGTGATGTAAGGTGTGATGAATTACTGCATAAGATTGCAGAGGAGCTTGGCGTTGAATTGGACAGCAGATTAGAATTCTATCAAATGTTTGACGAGTATGATAAAAAATATGTGGACATTCATGAATCCACATATGGACACCGAATGTTTGGATATCCACATTTCAGACAGTGGGATCCGAGAGGTGTGGAGGCTGCGGATTATTATGATACCCTGCTGTTTCAGCTTGATTCGGATTACTGGAAGAATCAGTGGCGCATTCTGTGGGGCGATGCGGGTGTCGGTGCGTTTTTTATCAATAGTAAAAAACTTGAGGAACTGGATTTTGGCGATGTACTGTATAATTGGGACTGTCATTAGTGGCTATACGAATTGTCGGAAAGGAGAAAAAGATGTATCGGGTAACAGTAACAACTCGTGTTTTGAATGACAAAGATACGCTGCGCTTATCGGCACCTATTTTAGTATGGTTGGTTTTGTTTATTATCATATTTGGTGTAATGTGTATAGCGGATATTTGGTTTCTTGTATTACTAATGTTTCTTGAATTTTTATGTATCATTCCTGTCACCGTCTGGTCAATAAAAAAAGCCAGAAAGCTTCGGCAGGAGTCTTTTGTAAAGATAGATGTTATGCTCACTGCCAGAGACGGAATGATCTATAAAGATAATATGAAGCTTAACGTAACATACAGCGAGCAGGATAATGAAGTTTATCTCGATGATATGCACGATGAGGGAAAGTATAACCATCGTAAAATTACTTTCTTTGCGACAATCAGCGGAGATGATGTCGGGGGATTTATTAAATTTTGTCGTGAAAATAATGTTCAGGTTGAAATATTTCCTGAATGATAAGTAATAAAAGGTACATCATTAAACTTAATGGGAGCTAAAATTATGAATGGGATATTGAATGAAATAAGACGGCTGATCCGTGAAAGCCGTACAATGTATCTGCCGCATGTAAAGGCTGAAGCTTTAGAAGAAAATGGGGCAGTTTATTACATGAATGGAAAAAACGGGACGGAATTTGATTGGTATGTGAATGGTAAAGTTTCCGATTTTTTTGTATTTTATAAAGATGAAAATAATTTAGGTGCCGTTAAGCTGACACTTTATAGTGATGGTGGCGTACTGGTATATATTTATGATGAACATGGAAGAAATTTGATAAAAGAAATCAAAACATATGTGGAAGCATCGACGGAGGAAATCTTTACTTTTGCGGTATTATTAAGAAATGTAATGGATGATGAAAAAAT